GAAGAGCTTACATCTTTTGTATACTCAACTTTAGCAATGTTTTCAGCATACTCAGGTTTTATTTCACCCGTCAGTTGTTTAATGATAAGTTCGTTAGCTTTTTTTACGTCTTTTATTTTATCTACTTTAAAAAACTGAGCTATAGTCATATTTTCATCTATAAGCATGTAAGCTTTTGGATTTACACCCGCTGCAGCTAATCTAACTAGAGAAGAGTACCCATCGGGTAATTTTAAATCACCACTTATTAATCTAGGTACAATTAAATCGTAATAAACCTGTGGCATGTTGGCTTTTAAATTACCGCTAGGATCATCAACTTTTAACATAGATCCTTGCATGTAAGATTTACCAACAACGCTCCAAACTTCACTTAGTTTCCCAAAAAAAGCACCAGAAAGCAAAGCTTTACCAACTAAATTTTGAGGATCAGTATGTTCTTCAACAGCTTTTTTGTTGAATATAGGTTTTTTTGTATTTGGATCTACAGGGAAAAATTTTATTGGAGCTAATATTCTAACAATAGTGCTCATGTGCTTGCTAGTATCTAACATCATCTCTTCAAACAACCAAATATCATTTGGAAAATTTTGCAAATGAGCTTCTACAGCTTCAAAAAACCCTAACAACTCTTTTAATTTTTTTCCGTTTTCTTTTTTAAACTCGTCTGTATTAGTTTTTTCGTGAAAATTAGGTGAATATTTTTCTTTCTTATTGTATGCTTGTTTTTTACCTACCTGCTCTACGTCAGGATAATCTACTATATTATCGTCAAAGTTTATATCATCACCAGTTGATTTTTTATATTTGATAAAATCCTTATCGCTTGATTTTCCAAACTTAAATAAACCTCCTTTTTTACCACCGGTCATAGTTTTTCTTATCGCGCTTCTATATTCCGGGTGTGATTCTAAAAAAGTATTTAAAACCCTAATAGCTGCTTGCTTGTAAGTTTCTCCTGTTTCTTCATCAAATATAGCTTCTAAGTTTCTAGTTCCTTTTAAAGGACCTTCTTTGTGGTTTGGTATTCTAACATTTCTACCATACAAAGCTTCTGATAAAATTCCTAGCGGGTGCTCGTACATTAGCTGAAAATTATCTAATGGGTTTGCTAAATCTTCAGCGCTTTTACTAAACATAACAGAAGACTTACCATCTTTTATACGATCAACATTTTCTTTTGATTTAGCATCAACTTCTCCTAACCTTTGCCTTACAGCTTGGTTAGTTATCATTTTACCAGTTAAATTAGCTAACGCTAACACTCTAGCTGATGTGTTTCTATCTGTACGATCTGGCTTACCGTCTACAATGCCAAATGTTTCTAAAAATTGTTTTTTATTTATATTATTTTTTTGTTGTATCGCAAGACCAGCTTTACTACCAGTTGTAGCTGCTTTAGCTCTATCTGTTTTTGTGTAAAAAGCTTTTAACAAAGTGTTAGGTATACCAGTCGCAGTGCCACTAGCAGTAGCTCCTTCTGGTAGCATTGCTATTAGTAGGTCTGCATTTTTATTAATAAACATTTGTGCAGACTGTAATTCTTTTTTAGTTAAGTTAGCTAAACTTTCTATTTTTTTAGGAGCAATACCAAAAACCTCACCTGTTACACTAGGTATTTTATTTTTTAACGTTTTAAAAGTTAAATTATCAACATCTAGATCAGGAACTATTTTATCAATAGCTTTACTTACTTTTTCAGTAACACCTAGTCTGTCAGCTAATACTATTTTCTTTTTTCTTGGTTTAGTTTTAACTTCAACATCTGCAGTTTCTTCCGCAACAACATTCTTTGCCTCTGTGACATCGGTTGTAAACTCTTCACCTAAAATTCTTTTCGATGCTTCAATAGCTCTTGAAGGTAAAAACTTGTTTATATAAGCAGCTAAAGGAACACCAGAGTCTGGTTTGTAGTCTCTAATTAAATCTATTATACCACGCTGGCCAGTTTCTATTTCATCAGTTAACAGTTGTCTATCAAACCCAGGCGCGTCTTTACGTTTATCTACCAACTTATTTACTATAGGCTTAAATTGTTCTATAATGTTAAACGTACCTCTAACACCTTCATTTTCGTATATAGACTGTACTTTGTCAGAAGCTTCTTTTGAAAACACAGCATTTTCAAATACAGCAGTACCACCTGTAGCTTTTTTAACACCCAAACTTAAACTTCCTTTGTGTATACTTTTGTTATAGTCTTTTAAAAAGTTGTAAGCACTTTGTGCGTCATTAAAATCAACATCTGAAAAACCAAAGTTAGCAAAAAGCCTTCTCATAAAGTCTTTTATTTTGGTAAACACACCGTCATCAAATTTTATTTCTTTATTAGCAACAGCATCTGAAAATATTGTAAAGTATTCACTACGGTTAGCGTCTATATCTGATTGTTTGTAGTTTTTACGTATTCTTTCTTTTATTACGTTTGTATTTTCTTCACCTATAATTTCAAAAAAGTTGTCAATAGTTGACTGTTCTATTTGTGCTCCGCTAGCCTTTATAATACCATGCAGTAATTCGTGATTACCAACATTGTCACCATAAACTTTTGTTTTAGCTCTATCTTTATTAATAACTATTTCATCGTCTTGTATAAAACCAAGTGCCTCAGAAAATTTTTCTTTTTTATTGTCGTACTTTTGTTGTATTTCTTGCTCAGTTAATTCTGTAAACTTTAAACCATAAAGACCGCTATGTTTTTTAGCAAAAGCCATGTTGTCTTGATATTTTCTTTCTGCTATGTTAGCAGACTTTTCAGACAAGACTTCTAGTGATGTTTCTGTATCATCAGCAAGTTCTAGCATTTTCATAGCCGCTTCTTGTTTTGTCTCTGCCTTTTTGCCAATACCAGTAAAATCATTTTCCATTTTAATATCAGCTTTTGCAATGTCTATATCATCAGCTGTATCAACAAAGCTTTTCATTTGCTCATACGTCACGCTTTGACCATTTAACCTGTATGTAGGTTGTTTTGCAGTTAACAAAGCCGCAGAAACATTTAGCGGAGCCGTTACAGTACCTGTTATAGCTTCAAAACCTATTTCAGCAGCATCCATTTCTTGACCAGCAACAACTCTACCTAAAGTTTCACCTGTAGCACCACCAACAGCTTCAACGCCAACACCTGCAGCACCCGCTGCTAATTTAGCTCTTTTAGCTCCTTTGGTTATCTTAGAAGCAGCAACACCGGCTTTACCAGCCAAACCACCACTAAAACCTTCTATAGCGCCAATAGTTAACCCCCTACCTATAGCTTTATTTCTTATTTGTGTGCCCTCAGCTTCTAATAAAGCTTTTATATTTTTATCGGTAAACTCTTGACCTTTTTCTTTTAATCTTGTTTCTATTAATTCACCAAAAGTTAATGCAGCTTCCATTGAAGTCGCTAAACCACCCATAGCCCCAGCTAAAGCTCCTAAAGGACCAGCTACAGCAGCTCCAGTACCAGCACCAGCCGCAGCGGCTCCTAACGAAGCGCCAGGTGAATCAAAAGCAGTACCAATCTGTGTACCTAAAGATTGCACGAATAATTCCGGTAATAAACCAGGTTGATCTTTTACTCCTCTAAAAAATGCAGCCCAAGTCTTACCTTCTTTGACATACTGCTCTTGAAACTTAGTCATACGATCAGAAGCAACATATGATTTAGCTTCACTTTCTTTAGCTTTCATAAACTCTTGTATGCTTTCTATATCTATGTTAGAAAAATCTTGAGACATAAGGTCTGTAGCCTCACCAGTCGTGCTAGCAGCAGCCATACCTCTACCAAACCAAGTTTGATCAAACCAGCTAACGTCTTCTTGTTTTGGCTCAATTACTTCAGGTGTTAAACCAGCGCCAATAACGTATTCTTCTAAACTAACACCACGTTTTTGTGCTGCGTTTAGAATTTGTTCTTCTGTATATGTTGTGTCGTTTCTAGTATAATTTGGCATTAGTCTTGTATATCCTCGTCTACGTTAAACATTGGTTGCTTTGCAACTAATTCTAATTCAACCATTAAGTCGTTTAATATTTTCAAATCATCGTTATTTGCTTCGCTTCCAGTTTTAAATCTATACGGCTTTCCTGTCGCTGGATTTATAACTGGTTTGAAAGAGTTTTCAGGCAATAGATTTCCATTTTTATCTCTAGTTTTCATTAACATAACATCATTGGTCGCTGCGTTATCAGATGTTGATTTTTTATAAAGACCCCTTGTGTAATCTTTACTGAAAGGCGCGAAAAAATACTCTGACTCGTTTTTATTAGCTACAGACATGTTAAACAAATTGTTTAATTTGCCAGACACATTATCATCACCATCTTTCTCAAGTAAAGTAAGAGGGGCTAGCCCTTTATTTTTGTTTTGGTTGTTTTCTTTGTTTTGCTGTGCGTTTGCAACGTTAAAAGTTGTTCTGCTTTCTCCGTCTTTAATTAAACCTTCTATATCAGCTACTTCGTATCTTGTAAAAGTTTTATCACCAGAAGTGTATACTTCATTCTCAGCATCCCAAGTATACACATAATGAGATCCTCTTACAGTATTTAAATTGTCTAGATCGCTTCTTCTGTCTCTTTTTGTTCTCCAAGTAACATTAACAGGGCTTTGATCGGTAGTACCTCCGGTTGGCACGTATTGAGCGTCATATGCAGCACCCCACTCTAACCAAGGTTTTTTACCTTTACCACCTTCTTCATCTGATTTTTTCTTTCTATAGTTTGCATCGTCATTTATACCGCCTTGCATTAACTTTTTGTTAGCAAAATCTCTAATTGCATTTTCGTCCCAATTGCTACCGCTAGTTCTTAAATATTGATCAGCGTCTAGGCCAGGGTTTTCTTCTTGCCATAAATCTTTTAATGTTTTACCGTCTTTTAAAGTAAAGTTATCGTCCCACATGCTAGCTACTAATTTTTGCGTAGTATTTAAAGTTTGTTTAACAACTCTTGAAAGTTCATCTTTTTCAAAAGGCAAGCCTTTATAAGCGCTATTCCTAATAGTTTTAATCTGATTGTCGTAGTTAACAGCAAGATCCTTTTTCTTTAAGTATATATGCTCATCTAAGTCTTCTAGCTTTATACCTTTTTTACCGTTAGGACCATTAAAATCAATAACCATATCTTTACCGTCTTTACGTAAAGTATACTCCTTGTTAATAAGCATGTTCATCATTGTTTTATCTGAACCACCGGAGTAATTACCTTCACCATCTATACCAAGTAAATCTTCAGCATGGTCTTTTAACATTTGACCTATAGTGTTTTGTGCTTTAATTAAGGTAGCACCTTCAAGCTTTAATTCTCTAACTGCTTTTCTATCTTTTCTATTTTCAGCCTTTGCTAATTCTTCACCTATTCTATTAAACTCGTTGTACATAAAATCTTTACCAGCTTCGGGTAATAAATCAACACCAATAGCATCAACCTCTAGGTTTTCAGCATTTTTAATAGCTTTAGCTTCAGTTTCTTCTTCAAACTTTTTTAAAGCACCCATAACGCTGCCTACCTGCTTCATTATTTCAGCACCCGTATTATCTTGTTGTGATAATGCTAATTCTTTGTCTAGTTTTACTAAATTTGTATTCATGTTTTATATTTTAAACTTATCCTTCAAAAGTTGCGCTTGCACTTTCCCTGTCACCAACCACATAACCTTCTCCAAGAGTAAAAGATGCGTTAGAACCAATGTTAAATCCCATATTGCCAATATTAGAACCTAAATTACCAAAAAAGTCAGCGCCTGTTTGTGTGCCAGCAAAATCAGTTAATGCACTACCAACACCACCTATTAAATTTGTTCTAGCTGTTTTAACTGCTTGATTTGCCATTGTCGCTCTATTCATTGCCATGCCATATAGTGTTTCAGTTCTTTCTTGCTCTTTATTTCTACTATATACTTCACCAGCTCTTTCTCTTTGTTCTAATATACCTTCCATTTTTCTTTGTGCCATGTCAATACCTGCTTGACCTTTAGCTGCAGCTCTTTGGTTTGCTGATTCTTGAAGTCCAATTGATGCAGCGGCTTGTTGTCCTTTTTTAACTTTTTGATTGTATACTGTCTGTGCTAAACCAGCAATACCAGAAGCCCCTGCAGAACCACTTAGAGCATCTAATATATTGACATCTCTTTGGGCTTGTTGGTCTCTCATAAACTCAGCTTGCTTAAGATTTACAGTTAAATCTTCATAAGGATTTTCCATACCATCATAAGGGTTTTTCATGTCCTTATAAGGATTACTAAAATCTAAATTCATGTACTGCTGCTTCATTTCTTTTAGCTCAGCGTTTGCTTTTAATTGTTGTCTTCTACGTTTTTTACGCCCAAACATACTACCAATTATTTGCGTGCCTGCACTTATTAATAATTTTGTTGTTACTGGATCTAATGCCATATTAATTTCTTTGTATTATAATTACACTTATTTTGTCTTATTTACTACTAGGACTAACTTCTGAAAGCACTGAAAACAACTCTGCTTGTGAGTTTGAGTCGTTTTTCATTTCAACTTCAGCGTGATAACCTTTTAAGCCAGATGTATTTATTTTAGTATTCTTACCAAAAAATACATAATCACCTGCTACAGGTAATAACTCTGTACCTGTGGTTTGTACTCCTAAAGTATATGTTGTTAATTCTGTTTCAGACGTAGGATTAGTTATTGCTATACACTCACCTAATCTAACCACATCTCCTATCTGCTTACCTGTAGAAAAATTTACTTTACAGAAATATATAATATCCCAAGCCCCAGAATCAGGTGTATCTTCTGTATCTGTTGCTACAGACGAAGACTTTGCTGTTAATGAAGGATTTATAGGTAAAGGTAATTTTATATCTATTCTAGGCATCGTTATTTATTTTTATCCTGAAGTCATGTTAATTGTTATTGTTGTTGTTACAGCAGCGTTGTACGGGTCAGCTGTGGTGTATTGGAACGTAACAGTGTTACCTCCATCTCCTGGTCGATATTGCACTTGTCTATTTGTAGCGTTTACAGTATTATTAGTTGTTAACGTTTGGCCAGTACAAGTTACAGTTTGTAAAGTTCCTTGTGTGTCTGTGTATCTAAAAGTACCGTGTTGAGGCATTACTGTTAATACAAACGTTATTGCATCACCTTCAGGATCTGTTGCGCTTAACGTCATTGATGTATAATTTGAAGATTCTTCAGCGCTTATTGTAACAGGATCTGTGAAAGTAGGCGTTGGCGCTTGATTTAAAGCTATAATATTAGCAGCATTTAAAGAGCTTGTTCTATCTACAGTCCCTAATTTGTTAAATGTAACATTTCCTGTAGCGTGAGCAGCTGAGTGAAAAGTTAAAGTCGTTCCACTAGCTATTGTACTGGCTTTTGTAACCGTAACAGAAGCTCCACTTACAGCTGTTACAAGAACAGAATTTGCGCCAGAATAGCTTATACCATTACCAGTTACACGCATGCCTTTGACTATGCTGTTGTTTGGAGATGTTAAAGTTATTGTTTCTCCAGTTGTTGTTCCAGCAGTTACACCTGTTTGAGTTGGGTATATTTCAACAACTAAAGCGTTTAAATCTAATATTGTGCCTCCAGCTAGTCTTTTTGTACCACTATGATAATTTGCTCCTGAAAAATCAGATCTATCAAACGTGCCAACATACTTTAAAGGCACTGTAGATGATTCTGATGTAATATAAAACTCAAACCCGCGATCTGCGTAAGGTGTTGAAAACGGCTCGCCTTTAAAAACAACAGGGCTTCCAGAAACTATAAAGTCACTAGCGCTCTCTATTATATTCACCGTAATTGTAGGGTCTATATACTGATTTATAGGTATTGTTACTGGTGAGTTTAATGTTAAAAAAGAGTTGTTTGCTATTTCTGTTAAAACTATAGAGTACGAAGCGTTTGAAGTTCTAGCTGGAAAAGTTATTTGCTCTTCATACACACCTCCGGTTGGTATTGTTACCGTGCCAGAACCTGTTGAACCGTCTGGTGCAACTCTTATAGATGTGTTACCTCTTTTAAAGTCAAGCGTTACAGTAGCAGCCGGGTTGTTAGCATCTGATTCGTCACCATATATAGTTAGCAATCTAGTTTCTCCTTTAAACGTTACCCAGTTGTCGTTAAAATTATAGTTATATATTTTACCAACAGAATTAACTATATCGAGTTCTGCTCTAGCTATAAAAGTTATTACATCTCCAGAAACGGCTTTTAAAGGGTACTTGTATTTTATTACAAACTCTCTTACAGTTAAGTTATTGCCAGCGATAGAACCCGTGTCGTTAACAGTCACAGTATAACTATTTTTATCAAACACATTGTTTAAGTTTATAGATGGTGCTTTTTTAAATATGTGATTTGCATCAGCTGTGAAAGTTTTTGTAAAAACAGTTGCAGTAGTTAAGGGTACTCCAGCCAGAGAAAAAGTTGATCCAGCGTTTTCTGTACAATTTAGTTTTGATGTTTTAATTGTTCCTGACATATTATGATTGAGTTAAAGTTGGTGTTACTACAAATTTACATATAGAATCTATATTCCACGATGGCATAGTTCCCACAATACCTATTTTAACCCTAACAACATTTGTGTGTAGCCCTTGGTGAGCACTGCTTGCAGTCCAGACCCCACTATTTATATAGCCGTCTTCTTTTGTCACAGCTCTTAATAAGTTTAAAGGATCTGAAGGTGTTGTCACGGTTATACCACTTGCTTGAACAGCCCATTTAGCGCCGTTTGCCATAAGCGGGTGAACATAAAAAGCAGCTTGATCATTACCACCGTTATAAGCGTCATTATCTATTGTTGTATCAGCAGCGTTTGTTACGGATGTTTTAAACGTAGTGACCGTGGCATCGTTAGGCGATGTGTTTATTCTAAACTTAGGAGATCTTGGTTGATCTTGAGGCGTTACCATTACAGATATATTATCAATCACACAAGCTACGTTTTTACCTTTAAACAAAGATATATTAGTGTTTTTAGTAACTGTCCACGTGTGTGATATAACACCCGTCGAGTCTATTCTTGCTGACGCCGGTAATCCACCTCCAATAAAACCAACTGTTTTATTGCTTGGGTTTGCTGATATTGTTATATCTGCTGTTATAGTATAGGTCTCTCCAAGTATTAAATCATTACATATATTTCTTAAATAACGAAGTCCACCAACAGCGGTACCAGTAGTTTTAACAGCTGAATTAACAGTAAAGCCTGAGTTTGCATGCGTTTCGCCTATAGCAGCTGGGTTACCACTTTCAGATGTAGGGTAAGAATTACCACCGCTATAACCAAAAATACCACCAACTAAAGTAACTGTTGGGTCTGGTGATTCTGGAGCGTAGGCAAAAACAGTGTGAGTGTACCTTGTTAAATGTGTTCCGTCACCAACAGAAACACCACTAGCAGGTATAGTACCTAGTCCCTGCATTGTAAACTCACTAGTGTCTATGTTTTCGTCTGTAGTTGCAACACCTATAATATTGTTAAACCATTTGCCTTCTTTTTCTTTAAACTCTACAACTTGACCTGACTGTTGATCTGTTTCTATTGCACTTGCATACCAACCGTTGGTAACTAGAGCAACATTGTCATCATCATTACTATATACTCTAGATGTAGTTCCTTCGTAACCAAGTGTATTAAAGTTTTTAATAAGAGAAGGCTCGTCATTAAATATAAACTTTATAGAAGACTCATACTGAACTCCGTAAAAATAATTTCTTAATAAGTTTTGGTTGTGCTGATATAACTCACCATCTTTAACCGTGTAGTAATCGCCACTTACAGAAAAACCAGCTTCTGGTAAAAATGATTTTAAACTTGTCCAGCCGTTAACTTTTTCTGAAAAACTAACAGTTTTACCGTTTAGTGTTACGTTGTAAGTGTCTTTATCTTCATCATAACTACCTACTATACTGTCAGAGTTTGATAAATTTTCTTTAAAAAACGTAGACATACCCTTTTCAGAAATGTTTGTTATTCCGTCCATAGAAAGTCTTAGCACGGCGTTTCTGTTTTTGTCGGTATAATAAGCTCTATAACCATAACTAGCAAAAGATTCTGGATTTTTAGATATACCAAACTCACCAGCAAAAGGTATTGTTTGTCCTAAAACTTTGTTTGTTGCGGTTACATTTGTTTTGCCGTCAGCATTAAATAACGCATCTTTATTGGCTAAAACTTTTAACGTTTTATGCTCGCAAAAAGTTATAACGTTAGTGTTTCTTGTAAATAGTTTTTGTATAGAGCCGTAAGAAGGATTTAAGTCTTTTGTTATACCCTCAGCCATAATAAACTGATTAAGATTATTTATTGAACTAGCACCGTTATATATTCCAGAAAATATAATACCGTTAGGTTTTGTTTCTTCCTCGTATTGACCCATAAAAGTTGTAGAAACTCTAGGACCATTATCTATTATAGGCTCGTTAAAAGCATCTTGTATTCTATTTGACTCAACACCATTACCATAAGCGTAACAATTATACCAGTGAAGTGGTACTTTGTAATAAAAATTGTTTCTAGCAGCTCCAGTGTGACTACCTCCGTCATCAGCAGAGTCATTGGCAACACCAGGCGCTTCAACACCGTTTTTAATTAAAAGCTTTTGTTTAAACTTAGCGTTGCCGTTAGCGTCTTTAGTGTATACAGTTACATATGATCCCGCTTCAACACGTTTTACTTGTTCGCTGTGTGGCGCGTCGCCTTTTATGTAAAAAGCTGGTTCCATTAAAGCACTATCTACAATAACTATTTGTGCGTCTGCAACAAAAACGTTTGTATCTATAGCTCCGTTAGGCTTAATAACATCTCTTTCTACAAACATGTCATCTCTAAGTATTAAAGATGTTTTTGGTGTTTCGTAGTAAAGATTTAAGTCGCTTGACTCTTTTGGTAAAACCTCAAACACAGCTGGGCTATCACTGTTAAACGTTTGCCCTATTGTAACAGGCTCTAATATCTGTAATTCAGAAGAGTTTGTTTCAGCAGCAGACGCTGTTACACCCCAATAAGGTTTTATTTTACCAGGATTAACTACACTACCGGTGTTACTTTCTGTTGCATCGTCGTAATATCTTTGACACGGTGACCATTTTATAGGTTGATCTAGTTTTAAATGAAATCTAACACCTTGGTTGTGTCTGTGACCATAATTATCGTCAGTAGAAACGTTTGTATGGTTGTTAATGTCAACAAACAAAGCTTCTTCAACGGTATATACTGTGCCAGTAGGATCATTTGTCCATCTAAATTGAGTACCTGGTTTTTGTAATCTTTGAAAAAGTGTAAAATTCTCTGTTATGTGCTGTCTGCTAGGACCTGTTTGACTGTGAAAAGTATAACCACCATCTCTTGGTCCTAAGTTAAATATTCTAAAATCACAAGTTGTTTGACCAACAACAAAACCATGACCCATAGATCTAAACCCAGTAGGTTTGCTAGTATCGTCTAAAGATATGCTAGAATTATCTGGTGTTTCACCTTGAAACCAGCTCCAAGCTTGGTCTATAGCCCATCTTTGTTTACCAACTAACTTACCTTGCAAATAAACTCTTGTGTCTGGAGCACCTTTATAACCCCAGTAGTTTTTCAGAGTACCAGGAACCCAAACGCTAGGATCGTCACCATCTTCAGCCCAAACATTTAAATCGTCTGATATTCTTTCAGAAAGCTTAATTCTAAACTGCTCGCCACTGTTTTGTTCAAATTGAGCAGAAAACTTAAGCGTATTAGTTCCATCGTCATTAGGGTCAATGTCAGTAACTGTAATAGGCGGATTATCTGAAATACTGTAGTCTAACATATCTTGCCAAACTTGTTGACCAAGATACGTTATTTGGTGTTGTATTTTACTTCCAACAGGAACACCAGTAATACTGTTAAACAATTGTGTGTCGCTAGTATTAGCATTTGCCGCTGTTATAGTAGGACCAATACTTGGCCAACTGTAAGTTTTTAAGAAACTAGCGTTCATATTACCATGAACATTTGTTTTGGCAGCGTTATCTCCAAAACCAGTTTCTTGATTTGCGCCCTCATCAGTGTAGACGTTTTGAATCCAATAAGTAGGTTGTGTTGATACTATACCATAATTTGTTCCGTCAGATCCTAAAACTTCAGTTATATTTTCTTTTAAATAGTCATCTTTTAATACTTTTATAAAAAACCTACCTTGAAACTCTTCATCAAACTCTTTTAATTCTTGCTCGTACAACTCAAAATACTCTGTTCTATCTGTACTACCAGGAGCTCCACCTACAAAATTTATATCACTACCAAAAGGTCTTTTAAGTAATATTTCGTAATAATCTTGGTTATCAGTAAAATCACCATCATCGTTGTCATCAACTTTTTGTATGCTTTCTACCTCGTAAAAATTAGATACCGTGTTTTTAACGTAAGATCCTATTCTTATATACCGATCAGCTGATGTGGCGTCAGCTATGCTAGAAAGTCTACTGCTAGTAGCAATACCATCAGTACCTCTCAATCTAACCACTATACCACCTTCTACAGGATAACCCGTAGATGTATCGCCGTTTGTAGCAAATTGTTGGTTTTCTAATCTACCAACTAAATTTCTCCTTACTTTTATAACGTCAGGAGCTGAAGACTCTTTTGCTATAACTTTGTATTTTATGGTTTTAGGTATCGGTAATATAGGCGTGCTAGTGTCGTGTGCTTTTTTTAACACTATATGATCTCCTTCAGAAACTTTATTAACGTCGCTTGATGGGAAAGAAATCCACACAAACTCTTCAGTCTCTGCTTCATAAATTCTATCCATAGTTATATTATAAAACTCACCTTGGGGTTCTTTTATATAATGCTTTATATGTGTTGCCCAATCAGGATAAACAAAGTCGTTTGTTACAAAAAAGTTGTTGGCAGTGTAAGACTCTTCTTGACTAAGATTTATAGTACATGTGTCAGCTTGAGAGTAAACAGGCGTTTGCCTACCAAACTTGTCTAGTAAAGAAGCTCCTAGCTGGTATGTTCTTAGTGATTTTACAGATTTTAAAGCTTGATTAGCTTCTAATTTAGACGATTGAACAGATAGCTCAAATCTAGGCTCCTCGTCAACATTGTATTGATTTGTATAGTTTGCATATAATAATCTATTAGCCGTTATCTCTTGCGCTTTAGCAGCTTTAGGTACATTATCGTAAGGCCTTAATATTTGATTACTAGGAAGCATTGCGTGTATTTGATCTGATGTAACTTCAAACGTTGTTAACGACGCAAGATCTGTGCTGTCTATAGTTTTATATTTATATATGCTTTGACTATCTGAAAACTTTATTAAAACGTCTAAACTAACAACGTCTTGAGGCATAGTGTCAAACTCTTTTAATACAATTTTACTAACAGTGTTTTGTATATTTGTGTTAGCTCCTAGTGCAGAGTCAAAATTATAACCTTCTTCTGTTGGTAAAAAAGCTACCTCTGAAAACGCTGATATACAAGAGTATTCCCCATCTATGTATTTCCACCTGTAAGCAAATCTAGGAAACTTATCTTCAAATATAGACGTGCTAGTTTCTCTTGTCGCATTCCAGTTTCTAAGATCAGTATTAGACATTGCTAAAATATCTTCGTCAATAGAAAGTATTTTAAAATCAAAAACTTTTCTATATTGATTAGAATGAACAGGGTCGTTCCAAATATCTTCAGATAATAATCTTATTCTAATTTTAACCTCAGCATTAGAACTAGATGTTGCTATAGTGTTTGGAGCTGATAAAACAACAACATCGTTTTCTATAAAATTAGGCCTTGGGTTAAAAACTATTTTTTGTGTTTTTATAGTGTTGCCATTTTCGTCAAATACAGTTGCTCCAAGTTCATTTTTTAAATTACTATTTGAAGTTGTTCCTTCTGGCTTTAATTGTAAAGCTCCGTTAATATCTACATATTTCCAAAAAGACTCGTTTCTATGTGGTGACAAAGACCATCTAAAACCTACTTTTTCATTATTTATTAAAGAAGTAAAGGTTAGAGTTTGAAGAGAGGCAGTGCCTGTTGCGTTTGCAGAAAGAACAAGTTGAGTAGAATTTGTTATAGATAAAACTTTAGTTCCAGTTGGAATATTGTTACCAACAACATATTGGCCAACTTTAATTTTACTGTCAGCATTGTGAGTTACATTAGGACTTCCGTTTGTGACAGAGCAAGGCGCTACTGTAAAAGCAGGGTTTGCAGAAAGAGTTATTGTGTGATTTGAATCATCTTTAGAGTTTACACCTATTGGCTTGTCATCTACTGGGTTTGGTATTGCTCTACCTGTTTCGTCAGTCAAAGTCATACCAACAACAACGTTGTTCCAGTAAGGACTAGCACTAACGTTACCACCATCATCAGTGTTGTTAAACTGTAATGTTGCACTTGCTACATCACCGTCTAAAGTTCTAAGGTAAATACTGTTGTAATACTCTACAGAGTCAGTAGATCCAGCACCAAAAACAGCGCCCCAAGAAGTTCTAGTTGTATTTGTGGGTGTAAAAACGGTGCAAGAGCTAGGATCGCCCGTGCCGGCTATATCTCTATAAAGTTCAAGAGTAGGTGCGTTTAAAGGATATTGCTTAACAACGGTTATATCATCTTCTAACACATTGTTAGTGGTTACCACGTTGTTAGCATCAACAAATTTAAAAGTAGTTGACCACTCGTTAGAGTCGGCTACACCTTTTTTAAATCTATCTATATTTATTTTTTTAGGTTCGTTTTCTCCATCAGTAAAAAACAACATACCATCAATAACATTAATACCTGTTATTAAATTATTTTCTATAGTTCTAATGCCGTTTTGAACTCTAAAGTTTAAAAAAGAAACATTACCACTGTGGTTATCTACAAGTATAGGTTCTACTTGCTGTGTGGTTTGGTCATATTCAGCTATGGCATCTACAGAATCTCCAGAAACAAACCATATAACTTTTTGATTTTCTGGATTTAAAGCACTACCAATGCATTTTGCTCCTGTTATGCCTAAACTAGAAACTTTTACGTTACCATAAGAATTTTGCGCAGAACCAACATCACTACCTTCTGTTGTAGTAATATCAATGTTTAGCGCATCTCTGTATTCATTCTTAGGTATTAACCTTTCGTCAAGGTCTTTGTTCATTTTCCCTGACGTAAAATTATTTTTAATTTCCGGCATATATTAGTGTTTTATTTGCTTAGACTTACCTCTAAGTGTTTGAGTTAACTCCTCTAATTTTAAATTTGATAGTCTTAGTTTAGCCGTTCTTACAGCTGCAAATCTTTCTTTTTTAATTCTTCTAACAACATACTCTGGCATGTTAATTAAACTTGATACTACAGCGTATGCTATACACTTGTACATTGCTTCTTCAGCATACTTATGAACAACCATCTCATCTAGCGTACCCATTGAGTCGCTTAGATATTTAAGTATTACAGTTTTTCCAGATAAGTTAGAGCTAAAATGTATATTACCTTTGTTGTTGTCTATAAAAAACGAGGATCAATACCATATCTTTGACCGATGTTTAAATCATACATTTCATCGTCATAGTTATAATCGCCTTTGTCGTTTTCAGAAGGTGTGTGAGTTTTGTACTTTGACCAAGTGTTAGAATCTGTAGTTGCTAAAGTACCATCCGTGTTGTAAGTGTAGTTGCCATCTGCGTCTTGAGTTATAGCTGTAGGGTTGCTAGTTTTTGACTGAGGATATATAACGTGCTCAATACCGGCAGTATCACTCCAAGACAAACTTACGTAGTTAACATAATCATGAGGCAACATCATAGTTAAAGAGCTAGGCACCTCTATTTCTTGAGATTTGTTAGACCTATAGGTATCGTAACTTAATTCTTGTTGAGCTCTTCTAGCGTGAAAAGCAACGTCAGCTCTTTTTATTTTTGGTATTAATTTACCCTGACCAACCATTGAAACCATAAAGTTATTTATAATTTCTTTTAATGATATGTTTTGATAATTACCAGTCTCATTGTTGTGTGAGTTAAATATTTCAATTACAGCACCAGGAGGAACTTGGGTAGAAACTTGTGTTACTGGTATATGATTTTGACTCCAGTCAGATGTAGATGTATCTGTTATATCACTAATCCAGCTATAACTAAAAAAGTATACATACATACTGTTTTCAATTCTAACAGGTTTGTTTAGCGTTATAGTTTGATTATCATCTGCTATTTTATATATAGATATATTTTCAGAAGGAGAAACCTTAGTACCGTCTCCTTGAGCCGTAGAAGTTGTTGTATGCGCACTTGCACTGTTAGTAGGGTCAATAGCTATAATATCACCAACTTGCATGGTTGTGTTTGCCGCTCCTAGTTTTATTATAGAACCAGCAACATCACCAACTTGAACACCTGTTGTTGCATAAGTACCACCATCAGCAGCTATTTGCACACCGGTACCAGATCTTCTAACTAATCTTTTTCTACCAAATACTATTTCAGGTGTTCCTTTTATATAAGAGTAATTAGTATTGTCTAAAACAACACCATTTACTTTTACTATCATATCCGTGTTGTACGAGTTTGTAGTAGGATCGTTTGTAGTAGGTGGTAATGGGTTTAATAAATCAAATGTACTAAGCTGTGTTAAACCACTAGCTTGTTGATTTATAGTTTGTATTTTAGTGTAGTATCTTTTTTGTTCTTGTGTAAATAATCCCATTTATTATAGTTTTTCTTGTTGAACTTGCTTTGCGTCTTCTTGTGCAGCTGCTTGGTATGTAGATGGATCTTTTATAGATATACCAGCTAGTTGTAATATTTTATTTACTAGTTCAACCTCTTCAGATACATGAAGTTGAAAATCTTTAGAATTAGTGCTGTTGTATAAAGCGGCACCGTTTATTTCTGTATATGCCCAGTTAACAGCGTCAGCTCCGTAACCAGGTGTTTTAACGTAATCTATAAATACGTTAGTATTTCTTTGTATAATACGAGCAGTTGTAGTGTTTTGTCCCCAAACTTTTATACCATCTTTATCTCTAGTATATACGGGCTGGTCGTTAGCAGGTCTTGCTAGCGATGAGTTTGCGTAATATCTAAATTCGTTTTGTGGTATATACTCAGCTTCAATGTAGTCGTTGTCCCAGTAGTACCAAACAGTACCTAATCTATAAAGATCAGCTGGTAATGCCTGAGCAGTTCCTTTCGTGCCTAAAGCATAGCTTTGATAAACACCATCTGTTAATGAGTAAAAAGAACACGAAAGATCAGCTATTTTTTCGTCTAATATTTCTAACATATCAGAGTAAGCCGTCGTGTTGCCCGGAAGTCTGCTAAATTGATTTATATCGTAAAAATATTGTTCAAATATTTGCATTTGGGCTTGGTTGGCAAATAAATTAAACTCTTGAGGTGTTATATAACCTCTTTGCTCTTTATTAGCTATTGCTAAAACTCTTTGATATATTTTGTCTACGTTTACCGCCATAATTTTTTATTGTAGTTTGCAATCGCCCCGTAGGGCGACTGCTCCTACAGTTTGATTAATTTAATCTTTTTTCTATACTTGCGTATATTTCCATACCTTCATCAGTTTTAAACCAATGCGCTAAAGCAGTATATGGGTGCTCATCAAATGGCACGGTCATTAACTTTCTTTTATTAGAAGCCCACATAAAAGTTCTTTGGTCTTCGGATAATTGTAATATACCGTTTTCATTTGCTTTAATACCAACATTTCTAAGGTAAACATTGTCATCGCCAGCTAGTTCTAAAAACAAATCAGGGTTGCTACGAGCAAATACTAATAAATCTCTTTTGAGCTCCTTAGAACTCATCTTAGATACCTTAGAACCTAACTCTACACGCATAATTGCTTCTGCCATATCTATATCCATTTCTCTAGCTGCTAGCAACGCGTCTATTTCTATATTTAAATCGTCTAAATCGTTTATAGCTTCTTTTTTTCTAGAAACTTCTAACCAAGCTTTACCAGCTTGAGGGTGATATATAGATAACAACTTTTGAAGAATAACTTTGTTTTTTGGAACAGCTAATACACCATTTCTAAAAATAATTCTTCCTCTAACAACGTCACCTTTCATCTCGTCTACAAAAACTGTGTTTTGGTTTTCAGCATACATTACTTCTCTTTCATGCCCTTTTTCATCGTCAAACCAATACAAACCCCTGCTTTTAAACCAATGAGACAAAGGTTGTCTACCGCCTGTTAACTTGTATATTCTGTCTTTTAATTCCCAACCATCAACAACTCTGTTAGTCGGTTCTTTTCTTTTTGGTTGTTTTACAACCGGATCTACGTGCTCGTCGCCAGGATCTCCTTGGTACGAGGCTTTTGTTTGTTTTTTTGCCATAATATAATATATAATAAAATTAATAAAAAGAAAGGGTCGAGGCCGAAGCCTCGATCCTTAATATAAATAATGCTTAAGCAGCTCCTTTAAATAATACGAAGTTGTTAGCACCTTGAGTTACTAAACATCTTTCAGAAAGCATGTGCATTTCCATTGCATCTAAATCAGATGTAACAGCTCCAACCGAACCAGTAGTCCAAGTTTTTAGCTTTCTACTTTCCATGTTAGAAGCTCTATATCTAACGTGTAAGAAAGGACGTTTCATGTTTCTACCCATACCTTGGTCATAAACAGTAGATACACCAGCTGGGATCATAACTCCTCTGATAGCATTAGTTGCATCAGTAGCGTTAATTAATCCTCTAGTAGAAGCATCGTTTAGGTATTTAAAGTCAGACTTGTAGAAGTCATAAGAACCTCTTCTAAATCCTGTAAATCCTAAGTTTATTGCCATGTCTTCTGAGTTGTTAAATACACCATAAGAAGTACCACCGTTATAACCACCGTTTTGTGCAGCTAAAATATCATCTAACTTTAAGCTAGTAGTTCTATCCATGAAGAACATATTTTCTTCAATAGCACCGTTTGCATCAAGCTCATGAATTAACTCATCATAATCAGTCATGTCAGCCATTGTATTAGCTACGTTACCTCTAGTTTCTAAAGCTTCAAATAAACCTTCAGTACCAGAAATTTTTCCACCATGGTGACCACCAGAAGTAGTACCAGCAGTTGCTGCTTCAACAGATTCTAACATTGCCATTTCTAAATAATCAGCAAAACGAGACTTAGTATCACCAGCAGCTTTTAAGTACCACATGTAACCATTTTGTCCGTCTTCACCAGAAACTTCAACCCAACCAACTTGAGAAGCGTCAGATCCAGAGATCTCATACTTGTCTTTTAGTATAATTGGCTTGTTAGTTCTAGATAAGAACTGTGGCTTGTTTGCACCAGCTCTACCATTAACACCTTTTGCATATTCAGATCCAAAAACTAATACTGATACGTCACCAGCAGCTAACGAACTAGAAGCAATGTTTGCTCCATCGTAACGCTCCCAAGTAACAGCTCCAGTGTTAGTTGCAGTTGAATCATCAACACCTGCTACAGCTGTAACATAACCTCTTGCAGTTGAATCAGCATCTGATACTAAAATCATATCTCCTGGTCTAATACCATGAAGTATAGCTGAAGTTGTACTAGTTACTGATTTTCCATCAGCGTCAGTAGAACCTGCATCAAACTTTAATGTTCCAGTTGTTGTACTTACTGTTAAAGCAACAGCTTTGTACGATAAATGTAATCTACCTTGCTCAGACCAAATAACTTGATCAGAAGCCATAGCTTCTTCAGCTCCTACTTGAGCTAAGAAACCCGAAATTGTTCTATTACCAAACACTTCAGCTTCCGCCTCCATTAAGTCTGGTAAATATTGTTGAGCCCATCCATTTCCATTGGCAGTAAAGTCAATGTAATTAGTAGCCAACGTTTGTTTTAACGGTGCTGGAGTATAACCAGCTGCCGTTACACCTGTAATTGCCATAATTTTTTAATTTTAAATTAGTTATTTATTTTTAATTTTAAACTTAAAGCTAGGAGAATCATCGCTTAACACTCTTACTTTAGGACCACTAGTGTTGTCGTTTGAAAACGATTTTCTAGGATCCATACTAACATTTTTAGCTTTAGCAACGCTTTCTTTTAAAGCATCTGCTTTACCTTGTTGGTAAAAATGATTAGCAATAGCATCGGGATTCATTGCTGTAAATAAAGATTTATGATAACCCGTAGCGTCTGACATCTCATTTTTTTCGTTCAAAAACCTTTTGACAAAATTATTAATATCGCTTTGGGTTGTTTTAACCTCGTTTGCATTTTTCACGTTAAACCTATATTTTTTATCACCGACATTATATTCAAAACCTTTGAACTTGTCGTTAAAAACTTTATTAGTTTTATTTAAAAAAGTATTAGTTTGTTTTTCTGCTATCTTTTGATTTTCTTCTGACTCTTTGTTGTATCTATTAAAGAAGTTTACAGCTTTTTGTTGTTCAGGCGTTAGCCTACTTCCAGCTTTAATTTCTTCATAGTATTTAGACTTTTGCCCGTCTAGGTGGCTTTTAGCGCTGGCAACTTGCTCTTTTAACGCTATTTGCTTTTTTCTCACTTCTCTTGCATCATCTTCTTCTTCATCATATGAGAATGAATCTTCAATTAAGAAAGTTATTTCGTCATCTGTTAGATGTTTTTTAGTTTGCTTGTAATACTCTCTTAACACGGTCATGTCGTCGTAATTAGAATAATCTTGATTAAGACGCACGTAATCTTCTAGTGTACCACCAGTTTCTTCCATGAAATCTACAACTTTTTGTAAATTCTCTGGTATTGCCTTGCCAGTTTCTTGAGCTTGCTCTATAGCTTCTTCAACCTCTTCCGCTAATTCTTCTGCTTGCTCTTGAACTTCTTCTTCAGTTACCTCTTCTAATACTGGTGCTTCTTCTTGTGTTTGTTCCTCCGGTTGTACTTCTTCTTGTTTTTCTGTGGCATCGGCACTTTCATCGACTCCAGCCACTCCCTCGTTGTCAGGGTTATCTTCTTTAACTTCATCTGTTTTTGGTTTACTTAAATCAACAACATAATCGCCGTCTTCATTAACATTTGGTTTTTTAGTTTCTTCAACTGGTTGTTCAGCTGCTTGTGTAGTTTCTTCAACTACGTTTTCTACTTTTTCTTCCATAATATAATATAATAATAATTAATAATTGTTATCTAGGATCAAAGCTACCTAAATTAAAGTTACCTCCTAATATATCATTACCTGCAGACTCAAAGTTTTTAGGTGGTTTACCATTATTTCTTTGGTCTATCATTTCTGACTGTTGAGTTGCTTGAATTTTAGTTCTTTGATCTTTACGATCTTCTTTTTCTTTTTCGTTCATTTGTTTGTTTTGAACGTCCATCTGCCTTAACTGCATGTTATAACCAAACTCTACTTCCATTAATTGCTTTTTAATTTCAGCTTCTTGTAACATTTTTTGGCTATCTAAGTTTGCTTTTAAACTTTCTAACTCTCCCATTGCAGCTGTTTTAGCTTGTTCTTTTTGCGCTTCCATTTGAGCAGCCGCTTGTTGTGCTTGAATATTAGCTTGTGACTGTGCTTGTATGTTTTGCTGTTGCATTTGTTGGTCTTTAGCTTGTTTTTTATTTCTGCGTATTTTTAGTAGCTGATTAGCAAGCTTAATATTTTTTATTTCTCTAAGATCAATAGCATCAGCAAGCTCTATCAACTGCTGTTGTAATGCCATTTGAATATTGTTTTCTAACTGAGCTTTTTCTTCCTCATCAGGAGTTAATTCTAAAAATATACCAAAGTCATAAAGGTGTAAGTCTTTTAACTCTTCTAGCGTTCCAACATTGTGAGCGCCTATTTGCTGTATAAAAGCGTCTTTTGTTGGTGAGTATTCTAATATATCAGATATTCTTAACGATAAAGATTCTGCAGTGTCTTGAGTTAAAAATAATCCAGCTTGTAATATATGTCTTGTTGCTGTGTTACTATTTGCTGCTGCTAATTTCTGCACACCTACTAAAGCGTTTTTATCTGGCGTAGCAGCGTCTCTAGCTTCATTTAACCCGGTTACGTCTCTTATCATTTGTAAATAATAATTATAGTTACCAATTAAAGACTGCATCTTAGCGCCACCATTACCACTAGATATTTCTTGTATTGGCACTTTGCCTGGGTTCATATCACCATCAGAAGTAAATGATCTACCAATTATCGAACCTGTTTGAAAGAACATATTTAAAGCTTCTTGTGGATTGTAGTTTGTTCCATTACCTAAATCTATTTCAGCAAGACCATCAGCATCTAAGTATATTCCGTCTGGCACCATACGAGACATGACTTGCTGTAACTTCAAATGAGTTAGTTGTATCATATCAGCAAAACCTGTTATTCTACTAACTAAACTTTCTATTCTACCTTTGTACATACGAGGAGCCACAATACTATAGTTCATTTTAACCTTAGTATAATCGCTTTTTGGTCTCATCATGTTTTTAGCTAATCCCCATTTTAAAAGCTTGTCAGTACCTAATATAATAGCACCGTCATAAAGAACTTCTATTTTTTTAGCAAGTCTTTCAAAGCTACCATCAAGGTTTTTTGGTGGATTAAAATTATCATCTTTTTGTATAGCTTTTTGAGCTCCAGTGCCAGTTTCTTTTATTTTGTAAACCTCGTTCATATAAGTTTTATAATTAAAATATAAAACTTGAACTTTGTTATTATCATTTGTAGCTGGAGAGTTAAAAGTATTATAGTTGTTTTTATTGTGCATTTTGCTTTTTACTATATCTTCTAACTCTGAAGTTGTTAAATTAGGAAATTGTTTAACAAGCTCGTTAATAGGTATTAACTTAACCTCACCGACATAATAAATGTCTTCAAAATAAGGTGAATCAGTGTATGAGTATACTAAATCTACAGGATCTACATAATCAACGGTAACACCTTCCGATGTGTTAAAGCAAGTTTTTACAGCGCCAATACCTAAAACAGTAAGATCGTAATAAAATCTTTTTTTAGTTAATTCATATCTGTTGCCTTCTAACATAACATTTAACGCTTGTTCCTCAGCTAACTCTATAGACTGCTTGTATGTTAACTGCATGTGAAGGTCAAGTTCTTCTTTTGTTTCTGGCAGAGTTTCTATATCACTTTTATATAAGTCTATACCGGTTGCTTGCATAACACCGTTTTTGTAATCCTTGGTCATCATATCTTCTAGTATATTTTGCATATACTCAGTTCTTTTGTTTACACCGTAAGGATCTTGTGAATAAGCTTTTATATCAAAAGTTCTTTCTGCAATACCATTTACTACTATATCTACAAATTTAGGTATAATAGGAACTGGTTTCCAGTCTAAATTTAAATAAGATAAATCACCATTTATAGATAACTCATCTTTGTATTTTTGTATTGATTGTTCACCTCTCGCGTATAATCTTAACTTATGAAAATTATTGTGATTACTTGTGTATTTGTTGTGACTTCTATCAGTATGAAACCACTCGTGCTCAATAGCTTGAGCTACTTTCAAACCGTATTCAACGCTTTGCTTTTCGCTATCACTAACGACTTGAGAAGGAAAATAACTTGTTATAACAGACTCTGCCATATTTATTTTTTAATTAATTTAGATGTACTACCTGTATTTGAATATTTAGCAATACTTATGTTTAGTTTAGGTTTTACTGTTGGTGCATTTGGTCTGTAAAGGTGTCTATTGCAAGCCATTATAGCTAAACCCGAGCTAATAGCAGCATCATACTTTGTTCTTTTGTTTATGTCAAATTTAGCCCAGTCGTTTAGCAACTCGTTAAAATACATGCTACCATAATTACCATCTTGCTTTAAACCAACATGGTCTTGTATATACATTTCAATAGCTGCAGCGTGAGCTTGTTTTATATCTTCACTTGAGTTGGGTATTCCACCAACTTCTTTTTCTGCGGTAGATAATTTATTCCATACTTTATCAGGCCTGTTCATGCTAAAACCTCTATAACCACGTCTTCTTAAATAATACAATAGACGAGGTTTGTTATTCTCTGCAAGTATAGGCATCCCATAAAATACTAATGCCATTAGAACGTCTTCAAAGAATATCTCTGCTGTTTGTGGTCTTGCTAAGTATTCTAAAAACATCATGTTTGACGGGGCTTCTTCCATACTAAACTTAGTTAATCCGTGCAAAGCGCCTTTAGAACCTACACCGTCAACAGTTCCTGATATATCGTAACTATCACAGCCAAACGCACCTATATGTTCGTTGCCTGGGTATTTAATACCGTTTTTTATTATAACTTTGTTTTGCATATGTTGAGGTGGTACCCAACTTACTTTAAATCTACCTTTTGGATCTGGATAAAATATAACATTAGAATCTTTAATACCATTTATCCATTGAAAATTACCTTTTGAAATACCTAAAGAATTAGACATTTCTTCGTTATAATCTATTTGTTCGTATATTTTTATTAAATTAAATATACTGTTTTTTGTTTCATCTCTAAACGCGTGCTCAGTGGTTCTTGGAAACTGCCTGTAAAATTCGTTTAAAGCATCTTGATCGTTTTTTAAACCGTCGGCTTCATTTTGCCAACTGTCTATAACACCTATATCTATTAACTCTCCATGGGGGTCAAAGACGTCATGATCCGGAGTATTGAAGACTGGGCTTCCGTGCTCATCAATAAATCCTTCGTAGTTCCACTCCAT